CTTACATAGGTAATCGTACCAAAAAACAATTTTTGTTTCCTGGACTTCGAGAAGAATTTGAATATATTATGAATCGCAAGATTGTGAACTGGGAAAGTCATGCCATGAACGGTCGATTCCAAGTTTGCAAGGAAGGTGAGCCACTGGTCTATCACTGTGATGAACAAGCCTGGGCAGCTATGCTATATTTAACTCCGGATGCTCCGTATCACTCAGGTACGTCAACCCATGCGCTTAAAGGTACAGATATCAGACACATAAGTCATCCAGAGATTTCAAGATGCTTTAGGCCCGGTAGTCGCAATCTAGATCGAACCATCTTTGAACCAGTGGATTCATTTGGTAACGTATACAACCGCTTGGTTATATTCAATGCTGGATACATTCATTCAGCCACAGACTATTTTGGATTTACCAACGACAACGGCCGACTGTGGCAAATGTTCTTCTTTGATTGATTATCTCGTGCAAGTACGTTCAAGAGAAGTTATCTTCTTTTGAATAGTATCTAAGTTTACTGTGTTCCACAATCCTGGGTGCAAGGGTCTTGGCCAGCGTCCAGTTTCAATCCAGGCATAGCCTATATGTTCGTGATTTAAATTGGGAGTGAATTCACTATCTACTCTGCACCAGAAGGTGTGGTATTCAAATGCAGAGTCGGGACTGGTGAATTTTTCAATTGGAATCAACTGCTGATATTTTGGAATAGATCCCAGTTCTTCGGCACATTCTCTCTCTATGGCAGTAATTAATGTTTCACCGTATTCTACTTTGCCGCCAACTAGCCCCCATGTGTCGGGATATTTTGAATCGTTGCGTAATAGATACAGATACCTATGAGTGCCTGGACAATAAAACCAAACGCCTACGGCCCTTACAATACCAGATTCCATGAGCCACCAGTGTATAATCCATCTATGCTCTTGACCCACTTGGTGCCATTCCAATAGAATTGAATGCCGGTGGTCAAGTTGATTACATATTGTGCATCTGTAGTATCTCTACTGTTAAATGCAACAACCCATCGTGTGCCGTCGTACTCAATGATATCATTAGCATGAGCAATTAGTGGTTGACCACTCACACCCTCCCACGCCACAGGATTGCTTGGGTTGTTTGCATTGCCTGTACTGTCGTTCAGCAAGTATCGTTGCCCAGTTGCAGCAACAGGCAAGCTATCACCAGGTGCAGAAGTCAGCGGATTGATAACAGCATCCACAGGACTCAATGTGTTTTGTGGAGCAGTATCAGGATCAATGTTGTAAATTAACAATCGATCATCAGCCGGATTCACAGCAATGGTACCAATGATACTGGAATCAGGATCCCAAGGATTGTCTAGAGTAACATAGCTGATGCCCGGACGTAACACACCGTATGCACCAATCACTGTGGGCCAAGTAATCTGTGGACTTTCTACTAGAGGAAATGTAAACGGCGCCAAGCTGATACGATCTGGATTCACTGGTTGCGGAGGCTGTAATACTTGAAGTTGCCCATCCAGCAACAATACTTGATAACTCCACGGTGTGACTTTGACTCGGGTGCCCAACAACAAATCATTGTCAGTCAACGCATTCACAGCATCACCTTGTGCATCAAATATACTGGCAATCACCCGTTCCACCACACCCAATTTCTTGACTTTGGCTGGGCTACTGATCCAGATGGGTAAACTAAATGTCATGGTCATGATGTCAATGGGATTTTCAGTGCCTACTGGAATAGATCTTGAACTCCACTTTACACTGTCAAGGTTGCACACAGTGAGACTGGTCCAGTCAATATAATTGTCTGTGGCCTGTATTTCCAAAGCAGGATTAAACAAGGTAGCAATCTGCTCAAATAATTGCATCTTTTGATTAGTATTACTGGTCCAGATGTCCAAATTTATAGTGAGCTTGTAGGGCACAGGCATGAGTCTTTCAATTTGAAATGCATTGCCTTGTGTGGTTTCGTAGCTTTCAGTGCCGGCATCCCATGTGCGTTGACGCACAAACATCTTGTTCACATGATATGGCTCTTGCATGCGCTCTCTATCATATGCCAAATCAGTAATGTGAAATGTCATCAGCGGAGTGGCATTCAATGAGTTGGCAGAGTTTTGATTTAATATAGTTTGAGCTTGTCTACTGGCATCGCCATAGCGAATGGGTACACGGATCAAGTCAGATGTACCTTGTTCATTACGCCCATACTCAACTTCAAACAAGCTGAACATGCGTGTAAATTGCAGTAGGTAGCGACGAATTTGTTCGTCATAAAAGAAAAGTTGACTCATATTTAACTGGATTTCTGGTAAGGTTGTGTCGGCGGATACGGATTGGGTGGTAAATTACCACCTTGATCACCGTTAGCTGCATCAGGGATCAATGCTTCACTCAAACTCTGACGGCTAGGTACGTTGCCAAGATCTGTTGTATTCACAGTGTATGTATTGTTAACAAAAGATGAGCGTAAAGTATCGTTGTTTGCACCTGGTGTGAGATTGGTTCGCACATTGCTTTCAATCTTGACCCAACCAGATCCATTGAAACGAAACAGTCGATTGGGGAAATAATCTAAACGTAATGCAAACTGTCCAGCAGTGGGGTTGGGTGGAAAATTAACACCAGCAGTGACTGGCAACCCGTTGGGTGCTTGACCATCTCCAGTTAAGTAACCTGCTGTATATCCATCACTTCTAGGCGAATTACCATCATTGGCCACTGTGCGACTGGCATCACTGATGGTATAGTCAGCGGTGTAGGTGGCAGACTCGGGATTGGCAGGCGTGCCGTCGGGGTTGGTTGCTACAATATAAAATTTCACAACATCAAATCCCGAGCGTGGTACTTCTGCTTCAGCTTGTACCAGAATGGCATCATTGATAGCCAAGTTTCGTGGACGGGTACTTTGTCGATCCTCAATGGTTTGTGGATTGGTTTTCTCTGTCCAATATTCTGTATTGGTAATATCTGTTCCCGGTGGAACATTTTTATTTGATGTATAATATTTGTCGCCATAAAGCACTGTGACACCACCTGGATAAAAATTGCCCGGATCCCAAATGTTAATGGGTTCAAACGGTTGTTTGGTAATTTGATCAAATTCTTGTGCATTGACCATGGGTGTGGCTTTTACTCGCCACAAGTGAGGCAACCAAGTTTGACTAAAACCTTCGCTGGCAAATGCAGCGTCTTGAATCACATACCACTTGGGCAAGGCTCTGGGTATGGTAGAATCCAACGGATTGTAATCACGTAAATTAGGCAGCTCTAGAACATCCCCGCTCATGAGTTTGCGACCCATGGTATCTATCATGTCATTGTAATGGAATGTGATAAACACAGTGTCATTGTTTAAGAACAGGCCAAACTGTGTGAGGTCAAAATCAATGTCTTGTGTTTTGTAAACACCACGCATGACATAGATATCTGGATCGTAAGTTCTGTCACGATTTTCTAACAGCAGCAAATCTTCAATGAACAGCGGATTAGTTGTGTCGTATTTGGGCAGAGTGGCATCATTGTTACCGGTATTGTCATTGATCTGCGGACCTAGGTATTTGTGCAGATACATGTCCACACCGCCGACTTGATACATCTCACTTATGGTACGATCAAAAAAACGGTAATCTGCGGTGCGGTTAGGGCGGTATAGACTTAATCTTGGCATAGTGTGTTATTTATGCCCAGGTTGACCGGAAATGCCAGATCGGTTATAATACACACATGAAAGTTATAAAACTAAACCGCAGATACCGATTGTTCAAAGAACACGGGTACCAAGCTGGGTTGCGGTTTAATGCCTATGGCTCCACTGCTCAGAATATCGAAAAAACCTGTCGCGAACGGCTAGGATCCTCGGAGTATAGTTGGCCTTCTGATTCAGACTGGACTGGCTATTTTGGAAAAATAAGTAACTTACACACAACTCCGTACTTTATCATGTTCCGAAAAGAATCAGATTTGAGTTTTGTACTACTTTGTGCTGACTTGACCAAAAATGCCTAATCTGCTATAATTACAGTATGACAACCACTAAAGCAAAACCCATGGTCCTAGCTGCAAAAGCCAACGTTAAATCGTTAAATCCCCGTAGTCCAGACACCAAGTATATGGGCAATGAACCTGAATGGCATTTGCAACCTGTGAGCAATCGCATCAGCAGACTGAGCCAT